TTGGGCTCCTTTTTAGGCTTTTCCGGCTTGCCCGGCGGCGGCGCAGCGGGGTTGGCGCGGAAGGTAGACAGCAACTCCTTCTCGGTCTCGCGCAGTGCCCGGTCAGCTGCGAGGAAGTTGGCACGAGCCTGTGCGACTTGCGCGCCCATTTGGCCTTCCCGTGCACGCTGCCGCGCGGCTTCCTGTACGGACGGAGCTGCCAGAGCGTTGAACCCTTTGCGGCCCTCCGCTGTGATGGACTGTTCGGCCTGCAGGAGATTGTTCCGCGCTTTCGTCCGCTCCGCCCGGGCCATCTCCAATGCCGCGTTCTTCGCCTCAGCCGCCACCCGTGCCCAAGCATTAGCCAGGAGCCCAGCCTCGCCCGTCAGCGCCGCTGTGGAGGTGAGAGCCGCGCGCTGCGTGGCGTTGAGCTTGCCGGTCTCGGCATCGGCTTCACGCTGCTTCTGTGTCAGCAGGCCGAATGATTGGGCCTGCCCCTCGATCGATGCGCTCAGTTCACGCGCCGAAGCTTCCGCCCTGCTGTTCTCGACCACCAGGTAGCCAATGCCGACGGCCAATGCGGATACGGCCAACCCGACCGGACCACCGAACGCACCGAGCAACGCAGTACCGGCACCACGCGCAGCCAATGCCGTGCCCGCAAGGCTGGTGCTGGCGATTGACGCATAGGCAGAGATGGTCTGCAGCGCCTTCCCGCCGGCCAACGCGCCAGAAACGAAACGCCCGCCCATTACAGCGGCAATCACCGATAGCGCGGGGATCAGGATGTCGAGGTTCCGCGCCAGTTTCTCCATCGCGCTACCCAGCGCAGCAGAGGCACCCATGGTCCTGTCCGCTTCACCCACGTAGACCGTGAGGGCGCTCGTCAGCGCCTCGAAGCCACCGGAAAGGGTAAGCGTTGCCTTCTCAGCGTCAGCGAGCGTCTGCACGCCACCAGCAAGTATGCCTTCGAAGAATTGGCGGCTCGTTATTTCACCTTCAACAACCGCTCTGCGCAATCGCGAAACGCTGCCTTCGAAACCATCGATCCCTCTTGCAGCGGCCTGCACCAGCGGGAGCGCGCCCTCTAGCATCGAGTTGAATTCCTCACCGCGCACGATGTCGGAACCGATTGCCTGGCCGAGCTGGAGTAGCGCGCCCTGCGCCTGCTGTGCGCTAGTGCCGGTGACTTTAAGGGATGCGGCGACGATTTCATTCAACCGAACCATGTCAGCAGTCGACGCGCCAAGCTCCTGCTGCGCCATGCTGGCCTTGAGGAACACGCCGGACAGCCCCTCAACGCTCGTGCCGTAGCGCTGCGATATGTCGAGAAGCTTCCCCTGCACCGAGGCAAGCTGCTCGCCCTCCAAGCCAGCCACCCGCAGGTTGTTCTGCAACCGGGTGAAGCCGTCAGCCAAGCCAACAAGCTGGCGGGCGGAGAACGCGCCTGCGAACACGCCAGCAAGGGTCTTGAACGTGCGCCCGATTGAAGCGCTGGAGTTGGCCATCTCCTTTTCGAGCGACTTGATGCGCCGCTCTTGCAGGCCGAGGCTCTTATCGACCGTGCTAGTCGTGCGTCGAACATCCGCCAGATAGCGGTCGCTCTCAGCCCTGAATTGCAGGATGACGGGATCGATCTCGGCCATTGGGGCTCCAGTGCGGCGCGGTCAGCGTATGGATTGGGGATGCTCCGAGTTACCGCCGCTTTCGGGCGTCCATCGCCCGCTTCAGCTTCACCGCCTCATCCTCGGAGATCGTCTTGCTGGCACCTTCCTGCTCACCGGCCTTGGCCTCCATCGCCTCGAGGTATTCCCCTAGGCTGAGCGTCCGCCAATCGAGGCCCATCGCTCCGCAGTTCGCGATCAGCCGGCCTTTGTCGAAGGGCTCTCGGTTTCCGGCTTTGCCGTCGCTTTTTTTTTGAGCCGCACCGTGTAGATCACCGAGTGGAGAATGCGCCAGGCGAGCACTACCGCTTCCTCAAGCGGGCGGGCGGGACACACATAGGCGTCGATAATCTGGCCGGCACGAATGGGACCGACCTCGGACTGTTCACCGTCAATCACCGCCTGATTGCCCCCGATGAGGCCAAGGCGAATGATGTGCCGAACGTCGCGGATCATCGCCGCACCGCCGCCAGCAAATACGAAATCGTCGGCTTCTACACCGATGGACCCGCGCAGACGCTCTTCAAGCGTCAGGATGGAGGTGTCACCACAAGCGCGCTCGAGCTCGACCAGTTGGGGCAGGCCGAGCCAGAAGCGATATTCACCGTCTGCGAATGGCAGCGTTACCGCGGTTTCCACGGCTTAGACGGCCGGAATTGCCGGGGTGTAGGTCCACCCACCGCTGTTGAGCAGCGTGACGGAGCCGGTGCTGTCCGCATCCTGCGAAACGCTCAGGTTCGAGGCCGAAAGCAGATAGGTGCCAGAGATCGTGCCGAGGAGCGTGCCGGTAGCAGGGGCAACGCCGTCGTTATCGGGCGCAATGTTCTCGTAAAGCTCGATGTTGTAGGTGTCGCGGTATCCGAGCGCGCCCAGGAAGAACGGCAATTGGTCTACGTCGATAATGCCAGAGCCCTCGACGGTCTGCGACTTACCCGTGACCTTGATAACCGAGGTTGCGATCTGGTTGGGAGCCGCGCAGTCGCGACGGAAGGTTTCGCTCGTATTCGCGGTGCTGCTGATCGATACGCCAGTGATCCCGCAGACAACGACATCGCCGCGCAGGAGCAAGACATAATCGGGTTCCGTCGGGAGTGCCATGTTGAGTAAATCTCCGCGTTTGGTATTCGCGGCGATGCTAAGCGGTGTCAGTTGTCCTGATTACCGCCGTTAGTGACTATATGCATTCCAGCACGGATCTCGTCAGGATCATCCATCATGTTGGATAGCGGCAGGAATTCCACCCGCTCAGCCAGGTCCGACATGTCGGCATTGCGCAGCCGGCGGGCCATACTGGCGAGGTTGCTACGTTCGAGCACGCCCTCTTTGAGCAGCTCGGCCATTAGGACCATCAGCGCATCTACAGGAGGATCAGGCGGAGCTTCCACCGGTCGCGTATAGCTATTCAGCGAGCACCCGGCAATTCAATTGACTGAACCAGTGCCAGCGATCGGGCTCGCCATCCTTGAACATCTGCGCATCGCTGAACAGCGTGCCGCACTTGGCCCCGCTTTCCAGGGTGATCGTGCTCTCGGCGAACAATCTCTCGATCCGATCGGCAATGCGGGAGACGTGATCATAGCCTGTTTCAACGATTTCCTCGGAATCGGTGCGCGGGCCAGCGAATGCGTGGACATCGAAACTCACGCGAGCCCCACGAACGCACGACATTCGCAAGCGAAGGGTGCGCGGGCTTTCGATCAGGATGAATGGCCAGGCGGGTTCTCCTTCCGGGTTGATCGATGTGTCTGCCACCAAGGTGGTGAGGACGAGGTCCTGCTTCATGATGGAGAATAGGGCGCGTCGGCACTCGCGCTGCAGGCTTGAAGGGGAGGCCATCAGCCGCTTCTCTTTACCATTGCGTCGAGTTGCTCGGCATAGCGCGCGCGGATATCGTCGATCTTGTTGTCGCGGGCAGGGCGCATAAAGGCGCGCCCTTCTGGACCGAACTCATGGCGAGCCGAGTAGGGAGCATGGCTCCGGAACTCGGCTGACGAATGACCTGTCTGCGCCACTTCAAAACTTGATTGCAGATCGCCGCTATCCCTGTTGACAGGCTCACCGGGCCGGGATGCCACGTGCCCCTTGCCTGACACAGAGCCGGCCGAGACAAGGCGATGCGCTTCAGCCCGCACCATGTCCGCGCCCTCATAAACCACCGCGCCGCCAATCCTGCGCACGTCAGCGCTCGTCAGCTTCTTGAGCCGGTTGACGTGCTTACGGGCACCCTTCATCGGCATCAGGAGACCCTCCTGCCGCGACACTCATAGCCAATTCCCACAGGATCGCGCGTGCAAGACAGCAGGAACCATGTTCCGGCGTATTGGCCAGAAGCGACCTTGATCTTCGCTATGCTGTCCAGCGGCATTGCCAATGTGGCGGATAGCACCAGGATCCGCACGTCGGTCTCGAGAAAGCCCTCTGCCACCCGCATGGACTGGGTCGCGGCGTCGAATTGCGCTTGGCACGGGTAATAGACAGCCGAGCCCGGCGATATAATGG